TCTTTCAAAGCGGCAACAGCTTGCGCAAATCTTTGCTCGTACTGTGCGGCTTCCTCTGGGATTTTGAGAAACGTGGCAGCCTCAACAAGAGAACCATAAAGCAGAGCATCCGGCGCATTCGTAGATAGCCAAGTTGTCCCCGAACCAGAACCCGCCGTCAAAGAGTTTGGACGAAACTTGTAGTGAAGCTCGAAAGAAAAATTACTGTTTGGTGTTGGAGCCAAGATAAAAGTGTCGTCATCAAACAGCGCGTAGTATTTGGGTGTCCCTGTTGTCGACGCATTGGGCGTGTAGCTCCTGATGAACGTCACGTGTTTGAACAAAAGGTACTCGTACACGTCGCTAGAAATTACTGCAAGACTATACGGAGATAAAAAATCTGTGGGGGTTGCGAGATACGTGTTTCCAGACGCAGCAGAACCTGTCACATTTTTACGAAACACAGGCAATTCTATGTTTTTTAATATTCTTTCTTCTGCCTCTTTTATAAAAACAGGCAGATTAGAAACAAAGCTAGTTTCAGCGGTCTCTTGGTAATCTTGGATCGCTGTCTTCAAGCTATCAAAAGTAAAGCTCATGTCGTCACCACCGTCACCGTGCCGACCTGTCCGGATGCTTTTACCGGAATGAAAGTCGCTTCGAGAACGTTAGGTACGCCGACTGTAACCACCATAGGCTCTACTCGGTCAGGACGAGCGTTAAATAAAGCTTGGGGATCGTCAACTGGCGGTTTTGGAAAAAGCTGCGGCTGCTTGGGCTCGAACTCTTCGGGCCCCACCAAAGAACCGTTCCACTCTCGTTTCATTCGATTCAGCTTATACCGAACGCCAGATCGATCAGATATTCCGTATGCGTATTTTCCTCGGGCAAACCCTGACATGGCTAACTCCTGTAATACTCATAGCCGGGACTAATGCGAAGAGAGGCCCGGTCTCGATCTTCGTCCATAGCTCTTTGCATTTCCTCTTCATACACTTGTTTTAGAACCGCCATCATTCCGGGGTTTCGCTTCATAGATATGTAATATGCCAGCCCCGCAGTCAAACACGGATAAAACCGAAATGGCACGTCGACAGTGTCTGTGTTGGCATCCGCGTCGTCTATACGAGTCAAACGGTCAAACTTAATGACGTCCGTATCTTTATCGGGCGTGGGCCAGACTCGCAAAATGGGCGTTATTTGTCGATCCAAAAAAAACTGGTTTGGTCTGGCAGACTGGTCTTTATTCGGTATGTTCAAGTAGCTAGAGCGACTGACCCGCTCTATCTGAAAATCGGTCCCATCGCGAGTCACTACGGCCGACAAAATATCTATCGTGCTGCGAACGTCAGATAAATCTACCGCCGCACTCACCGTTGTCGTGGCACCGCTAGTGCCACCAGTAATCGTTTCCGTCGCTTGGAAGGTTCCCGAAGGTATTGTCAACGCCAAGCTAGTCGCAGACGGCTTACTCGTTATACTTGCTGTCGCCGCACTTGTTCCGCCTGTAATAGTCTCCGATACAGAAAAACTAGCGGAGGATGCGACCGTCATTGTTACGGTGCCCCCAGGATAATCCCTGATCCCGGTAGCCATCGTGAGGGACGTCTGTTCAATGGTCCATTGATTCAGTCCACGATTAGCCCAATCGGCAAACAACAAATTCAAAGAACGACGTGCTGTTTTAAGGTCATAACCCGTGCGTACTTCTAGACCGCACCTTTCGAATGCCTCCTCGACATACTCAGCGACGTCTAACTCGAAATCTTTGCTATTGCTCGTTGTCATTGTACAAATTATCGAAAACTTGATTTACATCCAACGTGTAATCTAAATCGGATTTTGAGTAATGTATATGTGCAGAGGGCTTGAAATCAGGAGCACCGCTGCCAGCTTCGAACCACGCCGGATGAGTAACTCGTACCCTGTTGTTCGGTAATGCCACTATGTTCCCAGTCCAAGAACCTGCATCCAAAAGCTGTAAAACATGACTTTGTTTGTGCTGTGCCGGATCGTCCGCTATTTCGCTTTCTGAATAGTCTACGGTAAACAAATACTTCGCGGGGTACATTCCACCGTCGATTTTTGCATACCACGGACAAGGCGTTGCTCGATCCAAGACGTAAACCGCATGGTGGTGAGAACTGCAGTCCCAAGGCTGTGCAGCCCAAACAGGCATTGCTTCCGGCCACTCTTCCAAAGGAATGTCGCCAACCAAAGCAGTGATGGGCATGCGAGCCCACATAGCACCCCCATGTACGGTATCTTCGTCTTCGCCTTCAGCTTCTATGCCAGTAAAAATGACTTGGAAGCTCAAACATCGGCACGGCATGGTAGTCACGGCAATTGCCATAGCGTGCAAAAACTCGCCGTGATACTCCTCATGATTTTTCGTGTATTCACGACGCACCCAGCACTTAAAATGCGGGATGTTAGATTGTAGATACGGCATTCAGATTTTACCGCCTCTCTTGACGCCTTTGCGCTGCATCTTGCCACCTTTTTTCATGCCTTTAGACTTCATAGCACCGCCATTCTTCATCCCTTTAGACTTCATAGCACCGCCATTCTTCATCCCTTTGGACTTCATAGCACCGCCATTTTTCATCCCTTTAGACTTCATAGCACCGCCATTCTTCATCCCTTTGGATTTAGAAGGACCGGCTTTTTTCCTCGCTGGGCTTTTTCTTTGTGTGCCACCCATCCCCAGGTTCACTCTACTAGCCATTACTTACCTCACAAATATTTAGTTTTTTTTCTGCGGTCACTCATAATCGCACCGCATCCCCTT